TCTCTACCCGCATCATCTAGTACACTAATAACTTCGTCTAAGAATAATATATTGATTCTAGACTTAGATATGCTACTCATAAGTTTACGAATAGCAATTAGTGTAGCAGTATTCACTCTTGCAAGCTCTCCGGAAGAGAGTGCTAGAATGTCTACTATGACCTCATTATCAGTAATCTGTACATTCAACTTATCGTTGGATACAATGAACTGTAGTGTAAAACGACCATCTGAAAGCTCTGCAAGATACTGGTTTGTAAGCTCTTCTAGTTCTTTTACTAGATTTTCTATTTTATAAGCCAGTAGCCCGTTAGTGCTAAAAGCTTTTTTCAATACATCTAGATTAGAGTCTAGTTGTGCTTGCTGTGCCAATACTTCCTTTGCCTTGTTTAATTTTTCTATGAACCCATCTGTTTGGGCTTGAATTATTTCGATACGAGTATTAGATCTAGTTCTAGTTTCGTTTTCTTTCGCAATCTTAGCCAGCTCTGTCTTTGCTGCTACTAGCTTAGTTTGAAGCTCTGCCAAGTTATCGGACAGTTCCTCTTTGTCTAGTATTTGATTTGGTAAAGAGTTGTCTATACCTCTATAAAGGTCTTCCCACTCTTTCTCCGCTTTAGATAAATTAACTCTAGAATTATTGTTTCTTTTTATCTGTCGTATCATGTCTTCGTTAAAGTCTTTGTCACTGTCTAACTTAGCTAGCTTAGTCCTTTCGGACTGTACTAATTCATTCTTAAACTCTGTGTCAATATCTTGTTCGCAGGTAGGACACTTATCTCCTAACCTTAATAGCTTATCTAACATGCTATTGGCTGACTTTATTCCTGCATCTAGCTGTCCTAAGTCGCTCTGATACTTATCGTAAGACTCCATAGGAGGAAGCTGCTGTAAAGCAGCTTGCACATGATTAATATCTATACGGGACAGCATATCTTTGTATTGATTGTTTTGTAAGATTTTTTTATTTTTTTCGGAGATATTTTCCAACTCTATTGAAAGAGAGCGGAAAGACTTCTCATCATCCTCCGTGTTTATATCTAAATCTAACATGGGTAGTACTATCGTACTCTCCAATTTATTGTTTGATAACCATTTTTCAATCGTTGTTGCTTCTGTACTCAACTCCGTTATTCTAGTAGCAGACTCTCTTGAGGCTTCTTTGAATATCTCAAAAAGCTCTACATAAGCATCTAAGTGAAGAAGATCAATTAAGAACTTCTTCCTGTTAGTATCGGTAGCAGTAAGAAACTGCAAGCTAGCATTCGTGTTCTGGTATACCAACTGTGAGAAAGTTTTGAAGTCAATACCTATGACACTCTGTAGAGTTTTATAGGTGTTAGTAGCTGTGTGGCTGGATATGTCCTCGCCATCTTTCTTTAGTACTACTTTAATACCGCTCTTTCTATCTACAGAAACTTCATAAGTGCTGCCATCCTTCTCGAAAAGCAAATATATACTGTATCCGTCATTAACATAACGATTAGGGATATCTGCTTTTTTAATACCTTTTGAGTTCTTATTATAAAGAACTTCTTCTATAACTAGAGGTATAGAAGACTTACCCATCCCATTTGAACCAATGATTTGAGTTACTGTGTTCTCGTTTAAGTCCAACTCGTTGTTAGGTCCGTAACTAAAACAGTTACTCCACTTGAGCTTTTTGAGAGTGATCATTGTATGTTCCTATAATGTTGCTGACTTCGTCTTCTGGTATTGCTAGATAGTAGCTTAGATACTCTACTAACTCTTCTTCTATGGTCATATCTTTGTCTAAGACTAAAGATACCTCTGAGTTTCTCTTTATTACTTTCTTATCAAGTAATTCAGAGTTTTCTACTGAGGCCAATTCTTGAATGTCGCCTTCTATTTCATAAATAGTGTGATGATATTCAGTAGGAACCATGTCTTTTGGGTCTGTAACAGTTTTTCTAATTAACTGTGGCAAATCAAAAGGCTCCCATACCCAACTCCAATTCTTTTCATTGATAAACAGACATCCAGTTGAGACCTCTTTTCTATGAAACGAAGTTGTCATTGGACTGCCTGGGTATACAATATTTCTCTGTGTGTTGCTATGAGCGTGTAAGTCCCCTGCAAATACTACAGGGAAGTCTGCGAACCTATCCAAATCTACCTCTGGCTTTACATGGGGAGGAATCTCACCTCTTACATGCGTAAACAGTGGTTGAGAAGTGTCAAAGTGCTCTATGCTACCTTCTCTATGTAAGTCCGCGTAGGGCAGAATACCAAAACCTACATCGGTGTCAATGTACGACATATCAACTATATGTATAAGCGGGTTAATATCTCTACTAACCTGCTTTAGTTGGCTGAAAAAAGTCTTGTGCTTCTTTGTCGCTTCATGATTACCGTCGTAGATGATGGTAGGAACTCTAACATTTCTAATAAAAGAAAAGTAGAGTTCCAGCTCTTCCATACTAGGCAGACGATCAAACAAGTCACCACCAATAATGTGGCTGTCACACTGCTTACAATAGCTGTGTACTTGGTCGAAAAACATATTGTAACGTTTTAAGGCCCATTCTCTTGGAACATTCTTCTGTCCCAGTTTAATGTGCCAGTCTGCCGTAAATAAAATCATACTATCTTGAACTCGTCTTCAATGCTTTCGTCAATCTCTGAGGTTTCACCTGCGTTATCACGAATACGGTCTAGTAGCTCTTTCTGAGCATCTGGTGTGGGACGAGTCATTACTTCATCCATAGACTTAATAGTTGCGAATACTTCCATCTCTGCATCCGACAAAGCACGAGGCTTGCACTTGAGAGCTTGGAGTTGGTACTCTACATTATAAGGTAGAGGGCCAGTCTTTACACGCTTGAATTGAACATCCCAGCCTGTAACTGGATCTGTTGGATCTCCTAAATCTTCTGCGGCAGTAATGATCTGCTCCCATAATTTCTTCTTTAGGTTTACCACTTTAACTTCACCGTTGTCGATGCACTGAGTAGCGTAGCTCCAGCCACACTTGAGGTCAGGGTAGAACTCACGAACCCAATCTTTCTCTAGGTTGTTAAAGGTTTCTTTGTTACGGTCGAAGGATAAGCACTCTAGTGGAATGTTCTTACCATTCTCACCGTTTATCCAATAGACGTATCGAGCTAGAATGTCCCCTACTAGACGGAACTTGTTGTCGCCATCTTTGTACTGAAAACTGCTAACTGAACTTTTTTGTGCAGAACCTTTCTGCTGATTAAATGAAATAGCCATTTAATGAATCTCCTTTGCGTTGACTTCTTCGTACTTGAAATGAAGGATTTGTGAATCATCCAAGTATAGTAGCCTATTATTGTTTATTAATGTGTCCATATCCTCTGCGGGCAGAAGTATGGTGTCTAGTGTTGTATCTTTAGTTAGGCGAAAGTACGCCGTAGACCGCAAAGCACACAATGCAATGTATTGTGCAATTTCACGATACTGGTACTTATAAGAATGGTATAGCAGTACATCGGGATGGAGCATGAAGCTATCCCCAAGGAAGTTTTTCTGCGAATATTTATAAATAGGGTCTACAGCATTTGTAGGTATTTGCCGCAGTACGAGCATCCGTACGATACGCACAATCTCTACAGCGTTGCCGTTAGCCTCTTTATGAATCTTTCGCCAGTCAAATAAGAACATATATTATACTAAAAATTAAGGTTTGTGTCAAGAACTATTTTTTTATAGTTGCTTTATTTGATAACCCTCTCTCATATAGTGACCCATCCTATTGGAAGCCTGCTTTTTAGCAGTATTCCCTTTTAGATGAATGTCTATGATAACAGGATCTCTCTTGCCCTCTTGTAATCGTATGACCCTACCTATAAGTTGGGTCAAAAGAGGCTCATTATTGATTGGTGTGCCTAGTATTAGACAGCTAAGGTTGTTAACAGAGATACCTTCTGAAAAGATTGCTTGCGTACCAAAAAGAATATCTTTCTTACCGCTTCTGATTTCAGACAGGTGCGTTTCTCTATCTTCGTGCGAGACCTCACCCGTAACACAAATTGCTCTATCACCAGCCAGTTCGGCGCAAGCTTTCAAAAAGTGAACTCGATCGCTCACAACTAGCACCTTGTGCCCTTTTGCGGCGTAGGCCGCAGCAAGCAGCGCCACTGTGTGTCGATATTCCTCATTGTTAGCTAATGCCGTTACTCGATTAGCCCAGGGTGTCCTATTACCATCCATAAATCTAACATCTGACTGTAAGACATGGATAGTAGGCACCATGAAGTTTTCCTTCGGGGGCTTAAAGAGTTTATTTCCAAAGTAATCTCTAAAGACTACATGTTTTCCATCTTTTCTTTCTATAGTGCCGGATAAACCTAACTTATATCTTGCATAGTTAGTGTCTATTATCTTAGAAAAAGTGGGAGAAGATACGTGATGCATTTCGTCCAAAATAATTGTACCGAACTGATCTTTTATCTTCGGCAAGTTACGGTATAAAGTCTGAGTATTACCTATAGTGATAGGCTGAGAAGTATCAAAGTTACCACTACCAATAATTCCAGGCGTAAAACCATAGACTTTCTCTACCTCCTGTGCCCACTGATTTCTCAGAGGGACAGTATGTGTTACAACCAGCGTTTTCTGACCTAACTTACCAGCGATAGCAAGACCTGTAAAAGTCTTGCCCCAACTGACCCAAGCGTTAATTATGGCGTTATCTTCGATTTCGTCATATACTACTTGTTGGCTCTCTCGTAAATCAAACCTAAAGTCAGGAAAGTCTACTGGCACATTTAACCGCTTATCAACAATTTCATAGTCTTCTGGTATCAAATCCGTTCTTCCGACAGGTATACTGACGAGATCTGTTTTGATACGAGACATATTTTTTATAACCATAGGAGGTTCTGTAGGGTTGTAAGACGGAATAGCATAAGTAAGTTCATTATTAATGAAATCCTTATACTCTTGCGTTACCTCTAGGTAAATTCTATTGCTGATTACCGCTTTCATTTAGTGGCCTTCATTGATTATGTTAGATATATTGATAGCTATTTCCATAAAATCTACTTCATCCTTACCTCTAGTAGTCTCTGCTGCAGTGCCTATGCGAATACCACTAGTCTCTGTAAAGGATCTTTGATCATTTGGTACGCCATTTTTATTTACAGTAATACCGTGTGCTTCCAGTCTATTAGCTAGAGCTTTACCGCTCCATGCCGTATTACTAAGATTTAATAGTAATAGGTGACTATCCGTGCCCCCTGTCTGAAGCTCAATGTTGTTTTCTGTAAACTTTCTTGCCATGCACTGTGCACTAAACTTTACCTGTCTAGCATATTTACTAAACTCAGGAGACAAAGCCTCTATAAAACACTGTGCTTTAGCAGCAATAATGTTCATTAGAGGCCCGCCTTGAGTACCAGGAAATATAGCACTATTTATACGTTTAGTATAGCCAGGGTTATTCCAAAGTATAATACCCCCACGAGGGCCCCTTAGAGTTTTATGAGTTGTACTAGTAACTACATCTGCATAGTGTACAGGATTTTCATAAGCCTTTCCTGCTATAAGACCTGAGTAGTGTGCCATATCTACTAGTAGCTTAGCGCCTACATTGTCTGCTATTTCTCTGAATAGCTCCCACTGTATTTGTCGCGGATAAGCTGAAGCTCCTGCTACTATTATCTGAGGCTTAACTACTGCTGCTTGCTCAGCAATAGATTCATAGTCTAAGAAGCCTTCTTCATTTACTCCATAGGAGTGTGCCTCATAAATCTTTCCAGACTGATTTACACTTGCTCCGTGGGATAAGTGCCCTCCAGAGGCTAAATCCATACCAAGTATTCTATCTCCAGGCTTTAGAAAAGCTTGGTATACTGCTGTATTTGCATTAGCCCCGCTGTGAGGTTGAACATTGGCAAAATCTGAACCAAATACATCGCATACCTTAGAGATAGCAAGACTTTCAATAGCGTCCATGTTTTCACAGCCGTTGTAATACCTACGCCCAGGATAACCCTCCGCGTATTTATTAGTAAATACTGATCCGCACAAGTTCCGCACTGCTTCAGATGCAAAGTTTTCTGAGGCTATAAGTTCTATAGTCTCGTTCTGTCTTTCGATCTCGTCTCCGAGTATGTCGTATATTTGTTTGTCCATATTATAGTCCTAGTTCTGTCTTTGCTGTTATATAACTCTTTACGAATTCACTTCTTACAATATCTTTAATCTCAAAGTCGATTAGGTCAAACTGCTCCATTCTCTTCAAAATAGAGACAAATTGCTCTAAACCATTTTTACCTAGGTCTGATTGTCGAAAGTCACCACAAAAGATAACTCTACAGTTTTCACCAACTCGTGTAATAATGGAATCTAGCTCATGCAATGTCATATTCTGGCACTCGTCTATAATTATTACTGCGTCTCTCAGGGTAATTCCCCTAATAAAAGATGTAGTCATAAAATGAACTATACTCTTTTGCTTCAGTATCTCATAAGCATCCCCTCTTCCGAATAGCTCTACAGCTATATCTTTGTAGGGTGCTTCATAGATTGCACTTTTCTCTTTCTCGTTTCCTGGAAGAAATCCAATATCCCTAGTAGGTACTGCACTTCTTAGAATCACTAGATTATTGTAACAGCCTTTTATCATATCATCGAAAGCAAGATAACAAGAAATAAAGGTCTTTCCTGTTCCTGCGACCCCGTGGAGCAGCAGATGCTTATCGCTTTCAAAAGCTAATAGCTGGTTTTGTGTTAAAGGTTCTATCTCTTGTAGTGTGAGACTTGCTCCTGCAAGAGTTCTTCTATTTTTAGCCATATTGTTTATACTTTTCTTCGAGTGTCAGACTCTTTGTTTTCTGAGTACTCGTATAACACCCAGGGTGCGTTATTAAGATGTAAAATGCCCGCCCAAGCAAACTCGGGCAAAGGCGGACGTGGTACAGCAAAAGGGTAGGATATGCCCTTTAGCCACAGTACCGAAGCAGTTTCTTTTCTAACTACTTTCTCTATACTATAATACTTCAAAGGAACCATTTTAGTTTTAGAGTAGATAAAGGGAGTACCTTTGTTATCTATGTAGGTATTTTTAGTCTGCTTCAGTATTCCTACAGGTGTTTCTATACATTTTTTAAGTGTGTATAAACTGCGAAAAGGAGTTTGTATTCTTCTAGCTCCCAGAGTTTTACCAGACATATTCTTATCATCCAATAACTCGTTATCAAGATATAAGAGTCCGTCAGTAAAAGTCCAGTTGCTAGATCCTATAGGAAATACAGGGAACTCTACTTTATGTAGGTTAGAGTAAGTAACTACCATACTGCTTCTCGAATTTACCTAAAGAATAATCTTCGTGTACATCAAAGTCGCAGCCAACAGGTGCACCAGGAATGCTTACACCACGATCCATTTGTATAAACTCTCTGAGTTTATCTGAATAATGTTCTATCTCATCCTCTGGTACTTCAGCTAGAATAGAGTCGTGTACAAGAGCAAAGATGCGAGCACCCATCTTGTTAACACGAATATACTCTGACATATCAATACCGCCCAAGAGGTTAATATCTGATGCAGGTGACTGTACTAGAAAGTTCAGACCTGACCTGATACTATGACTCTTGATACCTTTGTCCTCTGAAGCAACATTCGGTAGTCTGCGTTTGCGACCAAAGTAACTATAGATAAATCCATTTACTTCTATTGATTTCTGGTTCTGCTCTAACCATGCTTTTAGCTTATGGAAAGATTTGAAATAGTCATCAATAACTTCTTGTGCTTCACCACGACTAAAAGGCTTGCCGGAGTCTGTTGTTACTTGCTGTGAAATCTTATTGGCTCCAGCGCCGTACATAATACCAAAGGTTACAGCTTTCGCCGCTTGTCTTTGCATTGGGTATAGCTCTGCAACTTCCTCTGCGTCACAGGGTAGTCTAAATACTCTATGTGCAATGTTACTGTGAAAGTTACCGCCGGAACGGAATACATCCATCAGTGCTTCATCTTTAGCTAGAACAGCGGCAACATATACCTCTGCTGTAGTTAAGTCCATTGCGACAATCTTATTACCAGGAGCTGCTTTGATGCAACCCTTAACAATAGGGTTATCACGAGGTAACTGTTGCATATTTAACTTACCAGAGGAAGACAGACGACCACTGGTAGTTCCATGAAGATTGAAATTAGTACGCAGTCTGTTATCTCTATCAAGCTGCGGAATAATCTTATCTAAGTAAGTGTTCTTGATTTTAGACTTTTGTCGTATTTCAAGGATGTGCTTAGGTACTGGATGTTTTCTACTAAGTTCTTCCAGAACTTCTGCATCGGTAGAGTTTGCGCCTGTGCCAGTCTTTTTGCCTGTAGGCTGTAAGCCGATATAGTCAAAAAGAAGTGCACGAAGTTGTACTGTACTGTTTGCATTGAAAGGTTTACCCTGAGCAGCTTCAAACTTACTAATTTCTGGTACTTTGTATAGTTCCTCGATAGCAACATCAATGTTGTCTTGCATAAGCTCCTGAGCAATAGACAAGCGTGATGGGTCAAACGGAACACCGTTATCCTGAGTAGTTAGAAGAAATCTAACACCCGGAATGAGAATATTATCATATACCCACTTTAGCTTAGGGTTTTGCTTAATTTTTACAAATTTTTCAAACAGAGCAAAAGTACAGACAGCATCCATAGCTGCGTAAGTTTTCATAGTATCAAACGGAATCATGTCCCAAGTGAAACTTGCTTGGTTCAAACCATTAGCTCGCTTATGTTGATCTATCCAATCATACATAGGCTTTTCGTAATCACCGTAAGGTGTGAACTTAATAGCTAACTGCTTGAGGCCGTGCCCACCAGGATTTTCATCAATTAGATAATGCAGTAACATAGTATCTTCGAATTTAGGAAAAACGAAGTTAAAGTGATACTGGAAGAACGCTAAGTCGAACTTCGAGTTGTGGAAGATAACTGTGCGATTTAGGAATAATTCGCGTAGCATATCTTCTATCTCTTCGTCAAAGCAATCTGTATCTATATAGACCCCGCTGAGACCGTCATACGACATAGAGATGCCGATAACATGACCGTTGCGAGGGTATAGACCAGTAGTCTCTGAGTCAAGAGCAATTAGGTCATGACCATCAAAGTCTAGAGCACCTTGAATCCACTTCTTAGCTTCTTCAGTGTCTTGTATACCTCTAGCGATGGTTTCATCAATGATTATATCTTCGATCTCGCCGTTGATGTAAGCTATGATACTATCTTTGGATGATTCCCAAGTCTTACGAGCTTCTGGCTTGAAGGCAAGCATAGCTGGGTTAATCACAGGCAGGAACTTACCTTCTACTTTCTTACCAGAATATTCCGTGACTGAATTGATTTTTGTAAAGTATTTCAGTGCATCACTACCTACTAGAATAATCCATTCATAGGCATCTGTATCTATAGTGATGTCACAGTCTTTTTTCAATACTTTTTTAAGTGTGGGATCGGAACACAATTGGTAACGATCAAATTCGAAAGCCCCTTCAAACTCTTTCTGAAAGTCTGTACGGCTTGATTTAGTTTCTACTAATGCAACTTTAGGCATATAATTTTCTCTTTAGTCCAGTTACTTGAGATTGGGTAAGTGCTCCAGGGTCAGTCTCTTTGAGATTGATATTCCTAGATACGAGACCAACTTTCTCGCACATTACCTTGATGTTTTGTGCAGCTTTCTGTCCTGCTTCGTCACCATCAAAGAAGACAGCTATCTTAGAACAGCCCTGCATAGAGAGCATTCTTAGTTTGTCTTCATTGATATTCATTGTGCCGAAACAACACACTGCATTGTCTAGTCCTTTATCATGTAAGTTGATTACATCATAAATACCTTCTACTAGAATTATTTCTCCCATGCGGGGAAATACCTGTGGAAACAAGGGCAGCTTTGCTCCTGGTGGTGTAAATTTATACTTAGGAATACCACTAGCGGTGTGTCTACCTTGAAAAGCTACTATCTTTCCAGAGATATTTCTAATAGGAAAGTTAATCCTACTGATATAATCTGGGTCTGTATGTTCAAACGCCTCAAACTTTCTGTAAGTTTTAGGTGTGATGTTACGCCAATTGCCTACATAAGGCATATGGTTTTTAGGGAAGGAGAGGCCGACAGACTCTGCTTTCTTCTCCTGGATTTTACGCTTCATTGTCTCTCTCTTGAGCTGAAATCCAGAGGCTGTCTCTCCAAAGAACGTAAATAAGTTACCTTTGTATTCACAAGCAAAGCAGTTGAATCGACCATCAATCTGGTCAATTCGCATACTAGGATTACTATCATCATGCTCAGGGTTCAAGCACTTAACAACAAAGTCTTTACCTTTAGGGATGAAAGCAATCTGCTTTTGATTTAGTAACTCTTCTACGTTCATTTACTTACCGATATGTTCTATGTCGTCATTAGGAATAACTTGGTACGTACCCTTGTTGTAAGGAATACTAATCGTATAATTACTACTAATATCTTTCTTGAATTGTGCATCCTTGTCTTTCTGCATCTCTGGGGCTGGAATGAAAGGAGCTGACTTGTGCTTGTGCCAGACAGGATCTATAGCGAATACGCTGTCTGCTTTTACTTTTAGAGGCACGAAAGGTGCTTTTGGACGTGATTTGTACACTCGCTTTTTCCTTCTGCCTGAAGTTGTGTGTGACATACTTCCGTGAATAATCATATGCTTCCTCGATTGTGAGAATGTATATTATACTAGATTCAGCTAGAAAAGTCAAGAACTATTTAGAAGGCGACATCATCAATATCTTCGTCTATCTTGTGTTCTGACACTTCTCTCTCTGCAGGAGACATGGCAGACTCTGGGCCAATCTTCATTGTTTCCCAGTCCATCTTAGATGTAAAAGATAGCTGAGCGGCGGAACGCATTTTCATACAGTTAAACGTGATACAAGCATCTTCGTGGTCGTATGTTTCTAACGCATACGCCGCATCTGCAGCATCAAGAATACCCTTTGCAAAACGCGCTTCGCCACTAGCGTCAGTTTGATAAGGAGATATGACAGTACATTCGTACTCTTGTGCCATACTCTTTAAGGCTTTGCTTACTTCTATTTGTTCAGTCCAATCATACTGTCCAGAACGAGAGGGGATAGCGGAGCGTTTCACTTGGTTAATGTAGTCTACCAAAATAACCCCGACGTTGAGAGCTTTCACTTTCTTGTCCAATTCGGCCTTAATTTTTGCCAGAGTAAGGCCTGGATCATAAATTACATCCA